CTAAAAATCCTTTTGCCGATGCGCCTACTGTGCTTTTGGAAAGATAGTCGCCATAGGTTTTTATGTCCTCTGATTTAATAAGAGAGTCACCACCCGCCCATCCGCTTGGGACTTTGGCCTTAGACAAATCAATGTATTCGGCATTTGTTGCGAGAGATTTAATCGTGTTTTCATTTAGGAATGCCGGAGAATATGTATACCGTCCATCGGCATACCATCCCTTTTGAATACGGTCTTCCGGAATGAATGCGTACTCAGTCCCACCAAAGTTAAGCCCAATGGCAAATGTTTGATTGCGTGATGAAGCATCACCGGTTCGGTAAGCTCTTGCCCATACATCGTTTGTAAAGTCCAACTGCCCGAACTTTGGACTGTAGATGATGTTTGTATCAACTAACTGAGTTTGGCTAGTTGGTGCAGCCGGAGCCGGAGGAGGTGCTTGTAGCGATCTAAGATATTCTCCCGTTTTTGCAAATGCTGACATATCAAGCCCCTAATGATGTTTGCATGATTACCCCGGAATCTCAATGTTTGAGGTAATCCCTGCCCCAACCTTCATTGCTTTCAATTGGGCCTCTGCTTCAAACTCTTGCTTTCTGAATATCATTTCAGCTTCGAACTTGTCCCGCTGTAGCTGCATATCAGCCATTGCCTTTTCACGGGCCAACTGAATATCTGCCTCTGCTTTCATTTGCATACTCTGAATGTCGGCTTGAACCTTTGCCATTGCCGCTTGTGCTTCGGGCGACATTTGCGGTTGTTGCGGTTGTGGGTTGCTCAATTGCTGATCGAGTTCCGGAGGAATGGCCTTATAGAACTCTGCACTGTCCTTGAATCCGGCAGCTTCCACCATCCGACCGAGAGTGTTGCGATACTGCCCCATGCTAACCAACGGGTTTGCTGGCCCCATCTGTCCCAACACTTGTTCTTGTTTCTGCAAGACCATTTGCAGCATCGCCATCTGTTCTTGACGGTTACCAGCACCGAGACCCACATTAATATCCACATCGTACTGATTCGACCACTCACGCGGGTCAAAGGCCACATACGAGCCTCTCATCCGCACAATGCGGGGCTTGTCTTGATACTTGCAGAGAATGTGCAGAATCCCTTTGAAAAGCGATTTAACGCCGGTCTCCGCAAAGATTCGTGCTATCAGTTCAACCTTACCCGCGCCAGCAGCTTGCATAGATGCCACAGCCGCAGCAGTCACATTCTGCAAGATAGCGGGGTCTAGCCCTTGTGATGCGTCAGTCACTCCGGTGCGCTTTTGAGCCACAGAGTCGAGATACTGAAGCATCGGGAATGCTTGTCCCGCAACGGGTGGCACATTCAATGGCTGCACTGCGCCTTGCGATTTAATCCGCACCACACCGCCAGCAGTGGCAGTCAGCAAATCATCTAAGTTCACTTGACCATCTACAGCAGTCACCCGAGCATTGTTTGTCAGATAGAGGTTATCCAAAATCTGACGGGTGATAGTGGTCTTTTGTAACTGAATGTCTGTAGTCCGGGCTGCCAATGATTGACCAAAGAACTTGTGCGGAATGGGAATCGGGCAGATCGAGTGGAATGGCACATAGTCGCATTCTTCGTCTGACAGAATTTCGTTTCCAGCATAAAACACTTGTCGCAGTTCAGCGATACCGTCCCCGTCCATGTCGGCCCGTAGGTAGCACTCAAACACTTCAACACTCTGCATAGAGTCATCCATGCTTGTGGAGTCATCCGGTTGCTCACCATTGGAGAATCGAACAAGTCGTTCCGGCGTGTATGTCAGTGAATCACTTGAGGGAATCCCGTCCACAATGTCAGCATCAAAGCCCATTGCGATCAAGTCGCTACGGGTCATCAGCTTGCGGTGTGCAATGAAAGGCGCACCCTCAATTCTCCGAGCCTTCTTAGAGATTAGGAATTCTTCGGGTGGGACATTCTCCACCACCACTCGACCCGTCTTTTGCTTCTTAGAGACCGTCACCGCATGAATCTTGATCTTCATCGGCCCCATTGGGGTGTTCTGATCGAATTCTTGCGTATCTTGATTGACTATCTCCATAGTGCCATCGCTCATCAGCATGGCGAGTTCGTCATCAGTTAGATCACGGTACTTTTCTTTGATTACATCTTCTTTGTCTTCCCAATAGGCTTTGACCACTCCGACCTTTTGGAGAAGCGCATCCTTGAACCAATCGTGAAGAATAATCACGCCTTCGTTGTCACGGTTGAATACCCAATTGACATATTCGGTGGCTTGCTTTGCTCCGGCCTCGTCATTAGGCCCACGGGGTTCAAACCGCACGACCTCATCGCTTGCCGAGAAGATACGCACCAATGACGGTAGAGAACCGTCTACGGCCTCTGCTACCTCACCCGTGACAATCTGAGACTTGCCTTCTACCTCATTGCCGTATGGTTGCCGGAGGTAGCTTTGCAGTGCTTCTCTGCGCTGTTCAGTGGTCTCAGTCTCCAAATAGCCGAGACTGTTGGAAATCTCAGCGTCAATGATTGATTTGAGTTTGTTTTCGTCCATCACACAATCCATTTCACATTATTTGTGGGCATCTTTGACCAGCCGGTTGTTTCGTTTAGACCGATTGCAAGATAGCGGATAGCATCAGCACTATGGCTACTCCAATCATGAAGTGGTCGGTCGTAAAAGATTTTCCGCTTTTCATCGTAATCCCTTCGGTAGTTTCTGAGTGCGTCTAGTCCTTGTTTGACCTTTGGCACATTGAACCAACATCGTGGGAGCAGCCTTCGCACCGCTTGGATGCCATCATCGACCCCCATGCGTGGGGCAACCCGAATGTTTAATCCAGCATCGGTTAAAACCTCTAGTCGGCTTTTCCCCGTCCCGAGTTCCCGCACTTGTACATCGTGAGGTAGGATTTGCTCGGCTTTGTCCCATCCATTATGCCTCAACCAATTAACATAGCTGTCAAGACCCACCCCGTTATTCTCGTAAAAGTCCATCAATCGGATTTCTGAGCCAGCTATTTGAGCCACCCAAATCACCGTTGAATCGCCCATTCCCAAGTCCCATGCACACACTGTCTTGCAGAGGTCATCGCGGGGAATCTCTTGAATGTGGTTCTTTTCGTCCAAATCATTGAGCAGTTGCCCATAGTAACTGCCCTCTACCGCAGCCGTAAACGAGCATTCAAACTCTTGGAGATACTTATCGTCCCCCATTTCGACCCGAGCCGCTTTAAGTTCGGTCTCGCTTAATACTTGTGTTTGGGAGGCTTTGAACTCCAATAGCCCCCACCCGTCCTCTGTTTCTGCTCGATCTCTAAGGTCTTTAAAGTGATTGTGGCCCTTCGGAGTCCCGATAAAGCAGCACCACCCTAATCTGTCAGCCAATGACGGGCGAATAATGTCAGTCCAAATCTTTGGGTTTTGGTCGCCAATCTCGTCAAGAATTACCCCATCAAAGTATTGGCCTCGCAGTGAGTCGGGATTGTCTGAGCCATATAGCTGAATCCTACGGTTCCAAAAGTCCACCCGCAGTTCTGAAATGTTCTCAGTTCCCCCGAGAGGTCTTGCGTACTTTGTGAGGTAGTCCCATGCCACCCTTTTAGCTTGCCCGTATGTTGGGGCAATGTAAGCATATCGCGGAGCCTCTTGTTGATTGCTCACCGCATCTTTAATCAAATGGTTGATCGCGCTGACAGTCTTTCCCATGCGCCGATGGGCCACCACTACCCCGAACCGTTTAGCGTCCAGCAGAGTGTGAATCTGCAATTGCTCTTTTCTCGGGCTGTATGGGATTACGATGGATTGTTCGGTTGCGCCCATGTGACTTTCATTTCAATGGGATTGTTCGCGTCTCCGGCGTGTTCTGTCCTTGCCAGCTTTGGAATGTGATACTCCACTACTGATTGGAATAACTCAAACGCCTTTGCGGGGTTTGGCTTTATGTCATGCTCGGGGTCGCCCTCTGCTACCTTGTCGAGCCAAATAGAGAGCCGCCATGCGTTTCCATCTACAAAGGTAGCTATGGCTTGTCTTGCCTCAGATGTGGCCTTGTTGGGCGTTCCAGCGGCCCTACCGCCTATTCTCCCGCCACTCATATAGCACCCTTGCTATCTTTGGCTACTATAGTTAGTATTGTCTTCTTTTGCATTACCAATTCCTTTAGGTCTGTTGGTATTACTTAGTATATAACAGACTCAATTCCTCATCTAACTTTCGGCGTGTTTCGGGGTCTGCCAGTAGACTTGCGGGTAGTAGTCCGGCAAGAATGTCGGATTCGTTCCGGCGCATTGGGTCAAATGCTGCGAATCTTGAGCGTAAGTTACTCGGATTGAAAACGAGTCTTTCCTTATCTACATCAAGACCGGAATATCCTCTATTCTCTAGTTCTTGATTTGATAATCGTTTCCATTCTTGAATGTTGAAATTTGGGTTTTCGTTGGCTAACTGTTGTCGGACAAGATCGGATACCTCTGTTCGTGTATCCACATTTGCCATTTCACCTCTGTTCATCAATGGCATTGTTCTTGCCATTTCGCCACCAGCATAGCGTGCAGCATAAGCGGGTTCAAAACTTGTATATACACCGCTTCCCATCTTTCCCTTCACCGATGGGGTAAATGTAGAAAAATCTTGTGGTGCGTCAGTGGCATGATAAACATCAGTCTCAAACCCCATAGCCTTTGCTCTGTCCATCGGCGTATTGTTGGGGGGCAGTCCTAACCCGCCCTCACTGATTGGCAGTGCTGCGTTCTTTTGTGCTGTGTCTAGTGCCGCTTGTTGGGGGTATGGCGATCTTTGTGCTTTTCCAAGAATTTGTAATGTTACAGATTCAACAAGCATTGCCTCTTGGTCTTGATCTGTTGGTTTGTATTTCTTAAATTGAGCATTAACTAAATTTTCAAACTCTTTTTCACCAACAAGGTTAATTGATTGCCTTACCCGATCAACAGTAGGAATGTCTTTGACTTTTAACATCTCCTCCATTGTCAGTTCGTCTTTGTAGATTCCTTTGTTTATATTTATTCGCGGTGCGTTTGGTTCCACAGCAAACATCGCTGACTTTGGTTCTGCAAGCATACTTGGCAACATTGATCGACCCATAGTCACTCGGTCTGCCATTTCTTGCCCAACCATCCGAGCCGTACCCCTTGCCGCCCGTCCAGCAACCGGAGCCATTGGAGCCACCGCCATAGCTGCATCTAAGACTTCGGGTTTGACCCGTGTTGTGCCGCCCATGCCACCCGCGCCCGTAGTCAGCGGTTCGCCATAGGCCAACAGATTCATTGTCTTTGACACTTCCGGAACCATCAAAAACTTCATCAACCCTTGCATTTGTTGCGTTTGGGTTGGGGAGTACAGCTTTTCTAGTTGGTCAGCCAATAGCCCGTATATGGGATTTCTCGGGGTCGGTCGGATGTAGTCCATGTTGTCACCACTTAACGCGGTTACTCCAATATGCCGCACTCATCTTGCCTTTTGCAATGTTCTCAGCGTGTCGGGCCTTAAATGCTTCGTTTCTCTTTGTGCCGTCCGGAGAACCTTTTACCCCTTGCTGACCAAATCGAATCAGCTTCACTTCGTCCCCACTCTTTGCCAGCACCGCATGACTCTTAGTAGGGTGTGAAGGGGTCTTCTTTGGGGCGTTGTACCCCGAGAAAGATTCTTTGCCGCGTTTAATCATTTCTTTGCGGTTTTAGCAGCGGCCTTGAATGCAGCCGCAGTGGGCGCACCCTTACTACCGACTTTTCTCATGCGCTCGGGCTTTACACCGGCAGCTTTTTGAGCCTTGATGCGGTCTTGTTTGGCAT